CACTGGGGTTGCCCCTATGTTTAGGTGTGCCGGGGCTTTGCTGGTCGGACTTACACCCGAGCGATGACGTGAGTCAAGGGTGGCCAGTGGTCTAAGCCGAGGTACTCTAACTTGGTAGAGAGCTCATCCCGCTTATGTAAAGCGCCAGGATCGATCGACGTGATGTCAAATGTATCCAACACGTTCTGCACCTCATGTGTGAAGCGCAGGCATCCCTTACCGAAGCATGACAACTGTAGTGCTCTAGCTCTAGCGGCAAATTCCGCAATAGATCTATCCGGACTGGCGGGCAGCAGTAGCTGGGCCATGAGCTTATCATATGAAGCCATGGGGGTCCCCGAAGCTGACATGCGATACCCTAAGAACGAAACCAATTTCCCCTTTTCACTCTTGTCTATGTTTAGACAGAGCCCAAATGTTCCTGCTGCCGCACTAGCAAGAGTCGGTACACATAAAGAGGAACGGATTGCAACCAGACAATCGTCACCTAATACCCACATGTGCGAGTACGATAGATCTGAGAGTAAGTAATGTATTACTATTGCGTTGCAAACCGAATCAACTAGCCCAGTGAAGTAGGAACCTGATGGTACCCCTTGTCCCTTGCGCACAACCTTGCCTGATGGCAAGCGCACCGGTGTATTGATGAAATAGTCTACCATGCGTTTCCATAGCCTAGGTAAGGTATCTGAATCCGTAGGAGCTCCCCATGAATCATAGCAAGACATGTCTATCTGGTCCATCAAAATGTTGAAAGCGTCCCTGATGAGCCAAGCAGGTATGCTGGAGTCAAAGGCACTCCAATCTAAACCCAACCAGGTGTGGTCAGGAGGCAGTCTGGATTGCAAGTCGGCTAAACCACCGTTCGAGTACTGGACCCAAATAGCGTAGGTGCCCCGATGCGCTTTGTACGCACGAATGAGAGGCATGGCGAACATACCCTCCGCAAACGTCATGTGCGCGGGGTAGACCCAAATGAGCCTAAATTTAGGAGACTTCGCGACCATGGACTTGGCTACGGCATTGCACGGTGTGGTGCACTTGCTATAGATGCCATACTTTAGATTGTGGACGTACTGCTTAATTATATTGGGGTCAACTTCATCTTTACGTTTGAAACCCTGAGCTGTGTAGGGTAGACCGGGCGAGCGGTCGGGGTGCTGGAAGTGTCTAATCGAATCATTTATGTGTAGGGGCTTGACTTTGCGAATTGTGAAATCCTTGCGGGCTTTCAATAGTGCGGCTTCATACCGGGGACAATTTCTAGGTCTCTGTGGGAGAACCCTGAAATAAGTTCTGACTTTGGCGACAATGTGTTGTGGCCTAGGCCTGAACCGTACCCAATCGGTAGATGGTAACATATTGGTAGTGGCATTCCATGCCATAATGTCGGAAGGTCATGTGGACTCTTTC